ATTTAGTAAAATATTCTAATGTTTTTATAAGGCCTATTAAAGATGAGAAAGATAAATTAATAAGACTTAGAATAATGCCCAATAAAGGCTGGACAGTAAATAAAAGAATAGGAACTTTTTTATGCGAAGAATTTGTTTTTGAAGATTTGTATGACGATGGATATAATAATTCAAAACGTAAAGTTTTTAAAAATAAAATAGATATTTTTCATTATACTTTTAATAGAGAATCTGATGAAATTTTTGCAATGCCTATATGGTGTTCAGTTATACCTGTTATAAAAAAATATAATTTTTTAACTAACAATGCACTTCAATCTTATGCAGATCAAGCTATCACAAGAATAATTTATGAAGTTGGAATAACAAAATCTGGAACTATAAAACCTACTAGACAAGATCAATTTGATAGCACTAAAAGATTATTAAGAGAAACTGATGATGATTTAATTATAGATTTACCAGTTAATGTTAATAAAGTTGATAAAAATTTTAATTCACCAGATAAATTACTTGAAGTCTTGGAAACTCAAATATATGCTGGACTTTATACTTCAAAAGGTCAATTAGGTTCAACTAGTTCTGGAAGACAAGATGCTGAAACTCAAGATGAAAATACTTTAAATATAACAAATGGTTTTTTTAAAGAAATGGAATTTCAAATAAATAGAACTATAATAGATGAAATTTGTATGAATTTATTCGGTTCCTTAGATGATGAAATAGAAATGAAATTTTCTGAAGGTTTCAATCTTGAAGAAAGAAAAGAAAAACATGCTGTATTTTTATTTCAAGGTGGAATTATTACTATTGATGAAGCTAGAAAAATGTGTAACAAACAAACTAAGAAATTTGAAATAAAAAATACATTTCAAAATTTATATAGTAAAACTAATTCTGAAATGAGTGGTACAGTAGAAAATGTTAATAACCCAAAAAATCAATATACTAGTGGTACTGGCACCACAAAAAAAACCAAAAAAAATTAAAGAGGTGAAATAAAAAATTGCACGAACATACTTTTTATAAAATTAGTGATAGTTTAGATATTAACATTCTAAAAGATTCTAATGAATTAAACAAAATAAAAAATGTTTATGTATTAGAAGATAAAAAAATTAAAAATCCAATTTTAAAAGAAAAAGAATATCAAAATATCATTTATATGTTAGCTACAACTTCTGATAAAAAAATAAATTATAGAAAATATGATGATGATCCAGTTATTGAAATGTCAGATAGTGGTAGTTATATGACACCATATAATAAACCAGTTTTAAAAAATCATGATGACTTGAATGGTGAACCATTAGGAAGAGTTTTAGATAGTTTTACTATAGATCATAAAACTTTATCATATAAAAGCCCTTATAATTCAGAATTACCAGAAGATGTAATAGAATTTTTTAAAGAAAATAATTGTTTTAAAGATGGTAAAACATCAATTATTTTAAAATGTTTTGTTGATAACAATACTATAAATAAAATAAAAGATGGATATTATCTAACGGTATCACAAGGAATTACTTGTTTTGATATTATTTGTAATATTTGTGGAGAAACATTTTTTAAATGTTCTCATCGTGCTGGTTCAACTTATAAAGTAAATGATGTTGAAACTGAATGTATACCAAAAGTAATGGGTCCTTTTATTGCTGAAGAAATTTCAATAGTGAATATTCCAGCTAATGATACTTCTATTATTTATGTTCCAGAAAAAAAAGAAGAAAACAATACTGTTCCTACTTCTGACAATAAAAATATTAAAAATCAAGCACAAATTGACAATCAAGAAAATCAATGTAAAGATAGTAAAAACAACAATAATATAAAAGATAACAAGGGTGATTCAACAATGTTAAAAGATTTACTAAGAAAATCACTTTTAAAGGATATGAAAAATGTTTGGACATTAAAAGATGAAATGACTGAAAAAATAGAAACATTTTTTAATTCGTTAGAAGAAGATAAAATAGAAGATTTTATGAATATTATAAATATCTTACAAGATAGTACTAATGAAAAAATGAAAGTTATAGAAGATTCTGTTGCTAAATTAAAACCATATGTTGCTACTGTAACTTTAGAACAGCCAGAACAAACAGAGCAAACAGAAACTGAAATGAAAGATAACAAACATCAAAAACAAGAAAATAATAACGAACAACAAAATCAAAAAATTCAACATGTTGACGATAATAAAAATCCAGATGAAAAAGATTTAAAAGATAACAAACCTAAAACAAATAAAGAAAATGTTGAAAATGAAATGAAAGATTATAAAGCACAATTAAAAGATAATGATGGTCAAACTTCAAAAGAAAATGATGAAGTTATGGCTATGTTACTTAATAATTAATGGAGGTAATAAATGTTTACAAATAGAGCTTTAAGTGAACCAATTGGTTATAAAGGAACAGCCAAATCAGTTATAACTTCTGGTTTAGGAACACCTATGGCAGACCCAAGTTTAAAAGAAGTTTTTTATATAAGGGGAGTAATGCCTGATGGATTAAAATTAGTAACTTCTCCATCAATAGCAGTTGCTATTAATGACAATGGTTTTTTAGTACCAGCTGATGGTACATTAGCTCCTTATGGAGTAATAGGTGCTTGTTTAAGAAGTACTGAACATTTAAAACAATATTTTAATGGTGGAAAAAATGCTGAAGGTGCTGTTTCTACAGCAAATAATATGGATGATTTACACGGAATAACACCTACTGTTTATCAAGCAGAAGCATTATTTGAAAGAGGATATGCTTATAAAAATGATGGTGCTACAAAAAGTTTATTTGAATTTAAACCAGGACAATTATTAAGACCAATAACTACAACTGAAATTACTACTTCTATTGGTGACGATACTTTACCAGTATTATTTGGAGAAACAAAAACTGATTGTCCTAAAACAAAAGCGTATTATGCTGGAATGCCTGTAGTTTTTGTAAAAACAGATGATCCAACACAAATAATTGGTAGAGTTAGTTCAATTTTACCTGGTAATTCATATGACAATATGATTTACACAAATGGTAGTTGTTTTGATTTTGAAATAGCTGGTAAAAGCACAGCTGGTTTAAGTAGAAACGTATATAATTCATTTGAATCAGTTTACAAAAATAGTAATTACGAAAAGAAAATAGTTGAATTTTATGTAACTATGTAACGGAGGTATATTAATCAATGGCAAAAAGATTCGTAGAATACGATAAAGAACAAATAAAAGATTCTTTACAATCATTCCTTTCATTAAATAAAGAAAGAGCAATAGTTGATGATAAATTATTTAAAGATAATGCGGAAGATAGTTTAGAATTTGTAAAAAGAATAGAAGATTTTTCAGAAATAATTATAAATAATGGTTTTGATGTACAAACTCAAAAGAATTTTTCAATGAGAGATTTATCATTAGAAATAGAAAAAACAATTAAAGATTATAGTGAAAAGACTGGAAAATCTATAAAAGATTTTTCTGCAAGTTCATTAGGTGTTTTTTCACAACAAATATTAAACAGAGTTGTTACAAAAATACAATATAATGATTTTGAAGCTTGGCAATATGTTTCTAAAGATATGCCTTTAGAAGATTCAACTGTATTTTATACAGTAGTAATTGGTGAGGAAGGTTCTCCTGCAGCAGCTAGAGTTGCTGAAGGCGGAGAATTTAAAACAATTAATTTAGAATCAACAGAAGATTTCGTTAAAACTTCAAAAGGTAAAGTTGGGGTTATGGTTGCTTATTCACAAGAAGCTTTGGACAGAAATGGTTTAGCATTAATAAATACTTTATTGTCTGCTGCAATAAATGATATGAAAAGATACAAATCATTAGAAGCAATTAGACTTTTAGAAGCTCATGCAACTACAGCATTAGACGCTTTATCTTCAACTCCAAAAATGAAACCATCTGGAAGAAGTTTTCAAAATCCAATTCAACAAAATGGTACATTATTACTTGGAGATTTAGAAAAATTCTTATATCAAGCACAAAATTCTCATTTTAATATAGATGTAATTTTCTTGCACCCATTAGCTTGGAATGTAATTTACAAAGAACCAAATATTAGAGAATATTTAAAAGAAACTGCAAATATAAGATTTATGATACCAGCAAAGATGGAAACAATTTATCAAAATGCTGTTACAAAATGGAATCATAATGTTGGAAAAGCTGTTTATAAAACAGAAAAAATGGAAGTTCCACAAATTATAAAAAACAAAAATTTAAATATAATTGTAACTCCATTAGTTTCTTATTTTACAAAAGGTTCAACAGTTTATTCTCCAGCTACTAGATTTACAACTGCACCTGTTGCTCAATATACATCAGTTTCTGAAAATTGTACTGATATTCTATTATGTGATTCTTCAAGATCATTAAGTTATGTTCATGATGGAAAAGGAATAACTGTTGATAGAATAGAAGATAAATTAGTTGACGTTACAAAAATAAAATTAAAGGAAAGATATGGATTTGTTTTAGATAAAAATCACGGTGTATTTGCTTTTAGAAATATTACTGTAACTGACGATGTTTACGATCCAAATGCAAATCAACCAATTATTACTTTAAAGAGAAATGAAGTTTTTAACTAATAAATAAATTGAATAGGCAGGTAATTTCTCCTGCCTATTTCAAAATTGGAGGAATAAATGAAAGTTATTAAATTATATGGAGTTCATTATTTATCACAAAACGGAATTTTACTTAATTCTGAAAATAATTTTGTTGAAGCAACAGAAGAAAATATTTTAAAACTTCATAAATTTATTGAAAATAAATATGTAAAAGTTGTTGAACTTGATGAAAATGGAAAAGAAATCGTTGAAGAAAAAAACGAAGATGAAGTTATCAATGAACAACTAAAAGAATTATTTGAAGAAAAAAATAACAAAATTGAAGAAACAGAAAAAACTGAAGATACAGAAGAAAAACAACCTATCGAAGAAGAAAAAGTTGAAAAAAAATCTAAAAAAACTTCTAAAAAATAGGTGATTCTATGAATAACAAAGTTCAATGGAATAAAAAAAAACTTATATATAAATTAGATGAAAATGAAAATCCTTTAATAACAAATTTTTTTTTATTTTATAAAAATGGAAAAATTGTAACTAGTAAATTTCTTATTAAAATAATTGATGAAAAAGAAGTTGAAATTGAAGGTAATTTTTCTGAAAATTATACTTTGAAAGTTAATAATATAAATTATCTTTTTAATGAAGATTTGGATAAAAATGAAAATGATGAAAATAATAATTCCGCTGGCGGAGAAAACAAAATTAAAGAAATAGAATTCGAAGAAGAATTTTATGAAGTTGATAAGAAATATAGAATTATGTTAAATGATGACATTATTTTAATTGAAAATTTAGAAGAAACTATAAATTTAAATATAAATAATAATGGAATAAAAATAAATAAAGAAATAAAACCATTTTCAATCATCGTAGAACAATATACTAATGAAATTTATCCAGATTTTCCTTATAAGAAAACAAAAATAAACATTGAAAAAAAACATGAAATAAGAAGAAAAACTAATGTTATTTATAAAATAAAAATAGGTAATACTCATTATATAATTAAAGAAATACCTAGATTCTATTGGAGTAATATAAAAGATTTAAAAGAATTTCTAAAAGATACAAGTTTAGAATTTTCTAACAAAACAGATGAACAATTTAAAAAATTAATTCAAGAAAAATCTGTTTATTTAAAAAGAAGATTTGGTTTAAATAAAAGTAGTATAGAAGACATAGAGTATTTTCCATTATATAAAAAACTAGTAAATTTATATTGCTTATATGACATAATATCTTTAAGTTTTATAAATGGAGTTAATAGCGATTTAAATAATGGTTCTATTAATAGTGCTGGAAGTAATTTGAAATTAGGTAATTTTTCTACTGGTGTTGATGGTGGAGCAAATGGTTCTGTTTTATCTACTCAATTAGTTAAAAATATGATAGATGTAACTGAAAAAGATTTATATGCTTCTTTATATAAAAAACACGGAATAGCATATAGAAAAAATTTAGAACAAAGAGGTGGTGTTTTCTGTGCAGAACAAATATTCTTTAAAATTTAAAGAGGCATCTCTTACTGGAAGCAAGGTTCTTATATTGAAGGGAACTACAAAATGTGATTGTTATGATGAGAATAGATTAATAGACTCTGAACCAAAGCCAGATTGTCCTAAATGCTTTGGGACTGGATTACAAAGACAAGCTATTTTGTCTTCAAAAATAAGAAATGAAATCAATAATGCTTATAATCAACAATTTGAAACAACTGATAAAAATACAACTATTAATGAAAAAAGAAAATTTTATTTTCCATTATTTTATTCTGAAATAACTACTGAAGATTATTTATGTTTATTGGATACTGATGAAAAAACTATAATATCTGTTTATAAAGTTATAAATAAAGAACAATTCAGAGATCATGATTTTATTTTTTACGAAATAGTTGGTAAAAAAATTAATTTTATTAAAAAATTTAAATTAGAAGATTTTGAAGAATTAAAAAATTTACATGATGATGGTTTGGATTTAGAGGGATAAAAAATGAAGATAGATGCTAATAAAAAAGAAAATTTAAAAAAAATGGTTGAACGGTACAAAAATACATTTTCATTTAATAGACCAGATATATTAATTGATCTAATTGATGAGATACAAACATTATTTGAATTTTCCTTTACTATTGAAAATTATCCAATGCCTAAAATTATTTTAGGAGATGATATAAAGCCAAATGATACAACACAATCATTAGATAAAGATAATGGGCAAATCTTTATAAGACTTAATAGAAGAAGTTATCATACTCAATTAGAGAGTGATAATAAAAGAATGTTCCAATCAGAAAATGTTATTTTGGCTTCTAGTCCTAAGTTTAGCAAAACTATAAGAATAGAAGAAAGAGATAATAAAAAAACAGAAATACCAATAAGAGAGGAAATGTTTTTCTCTGATAACGAATTTATATTTACTTTAAAAACAAAAACATTAAAACAACAATTTAAAATTTTAAATATTTTAGAAAGAACATTAAATATTTATTCTAAAAAAATAACTTCAAATTTTGTAGTAATATCTGGCATTTCTAATATAAAAAGTATTCCTAAAAAAGATAAGGATGATTTAGAAACATTAGAAATATATTATCAATTTAGGTTAAAAGAAGTTTCTTCATACAATGAATATTATTTATTAGAAGCATTTAGAATAGCTTTTAACGATACTGAAAATGATAATGAAAATTCAATATACTCAGATGTTACAGACGAAATTTTAAATAATAAAAGAAAAAAAGCTAAATTTCTAAGCATTGACAAAGATGTCTTTTCATTGACTAGTTTTGAAGCTGATTAATATAAATAATTTTAGACTCATAGGGGGTAAAAAAATTAATGGCTAAAAATAATAAAAAAAATACTATGCTTCCTGGTTTTTATGTAAATATAGAAGATACTAACCAATCAAAACCAGCTGAAGTAAAGCTAAAAGATGTATATACAATTTTTGGTATTCTTCCAGAAAAAATGAAAACAAGAGATGAAGATGGAGAAATTGAAGAAGTATTTATAGAACCAAATGAACCTATAATGTTATCTTCCGCTCAAGAAGCTATTGAAACTCTTGAAAACAACTCTTTAGTTTTAACTAGAGAAATAAAAAATATAATAAGATTAATACCTGATGGTTCAAATATTGCTGTTGTTAGAATAGTTAAAAGAAACGGAGATGAACCAGATCCTAATTCATTAACTGATATGTACGAAGCTCTTGATTTTGCTTTTGAAAATTTGGAAAACTTCCAAACAAGAGAAATAATTTTAGCTGGAATTTCATTAGATAACGCTGTTGCTTTGGATCCAAATAAAGTTCAAGTAAAAGAAATTAAAAATTCTTTTGAAGAGTTTGATAAAGTTATAAAAGGAGTATTTCCTTATAACACAACTGCTGGTATTACAGTTGATAAAAAATTTGATTTAGAAATAAAAGGAACAAAAAGTGCAAATTCAGCTGGTGAAACTGATGATGGAGTTCATGACACATTTGAAGTTAAAATTAATGGAGAAACAGCAAAAGTTATCACAGAAGACGGTTCAAAAGATTTTAAATTTAATGCTGAATTAACTTATACTGGTGTAACAGGTTCTAAAACATACACAATCAATTCACAATCAGAAGAGTTAAAAGATTACATAGAATTAAAAGTTGAATCTGGAAAACTTATTGCAGAAATCAAAAAAGATATGATGCTTAAACTTGACGATGAAACAATAGTTAGATTAAAAGATGGTAAATTTAATGTTAAATCTGATGAAAGAACTAAAACTGAAGTAATAAGTGAATATAACATTGTAAAATTATCAGATGATGCTTCTATTTTAAGAAGAACATTAATTCATAATTTAAAAATAACTACAACTCAAAATCCTTGTTATACTTTTTTATCTCCTATTCCGCCAAAATCTTTGTCTAAAAAAGATATAGAAGCTTACGTTGAAAGATGTCAAACATTAAAAGAAAAAATCAGAGAACAATCTACTATCACTGACAATAAAGGTAAGAGAATAGATTTAGGTAAATTTTTAAGTGTTCCTGTTGGAGTAAACCAATACGATGGACTTGGAGGATTAAGCGGATTTCCTCAAGCAAAAATAGCTACTATAAATAACGATAAAGTAATTACAAAAAAAGCTACAACTTCATTTGCTATTGGAGATAAAGTTGAAGTTTATACTCATAATAAATTAGATGTATTAATTCATTCTACAACTGTTAAAAAAGTTGTAATTAATGATACAAATTCAGTAGAAATAACATTGAATGAATCTGTTCCTTCTGAAATTTCAACTGGATTAAATCCTAAATATATAATGAACATAAACAATAAAGATTTTAATGGAAACTATTTAGCTAGACAATATTCAAATATTTGTAGAGAAGCAGGAGTAGATAGATCGCCTGCTGGGCTAATATTCCCTGGTGAATGCCAATTAAAATTCTCTGATAAACAATTACAACTTCTTGACAGTTTAAAATTCTGCGTTTTACAACAAGAACAAGCTCAATCTGTTGGTTCTATTTCTAGATCACAATTAATGACTAGTTATGACAATGTATTCCAAAAAATAGATACATTAAATGTTGTTTATAAGCTTATACAAGATTCTAAAGATATTTTATTGCCTTATAAAGGTAAAAGAATAAATGAAGGAACTGAATTAGCATTAATAAAAACAGAATTGGAAGATACAGTATTTAAACCAGCTGTTAATGAATTTATAATGCCTAATTATAATGTTAATTTAATACTAGGAAGATTAACTCAACCAAATGGAGTAAAAGAAAGAACTATGTTTATGGATTTTTCAATTACAGAAATAGAAACTTTACAAAACATCAGAATGAATGTAAAAGTATTATAGTAAATTTATTTAGGAGCTGTAAAAATATACAGCTCCTATAATGGATTAAGAGGTGAATATGTCAAAAAATAATAATGAATTTTATTCAGCGACTATTAGTGGTGCTGAATTTGAATGTAAATTTGCATTTCCTAAAATATACTTTACTAAAAATCCAGCTGATAAATACGCTAAAATTTATTATGATATAGGATTTTTAGAAGATATAGGTTGGAGCACAAGTAATAGTGCAACTCCTAAATTTAATTTAACAGCAATAGATGCTATAGATATATACGCTGGTATGGAAATCACAGAAGGGCAAATGACTTTTAAAGTATTCCATCATGATTCTTTTGAAAAGTTAAAAGAAGTTATACTTGAAGGAATAAATCATGGAAAAGATAAAATGAAATTTCCAGAAATTTATGACAGTCCTTTTCTATCATTAGATTTAGAATGGGAAAAGTGGGAATTTCATAATGATCATACTAAAATAAATTGGGGACAAATGCCTTTATTTGACATTATATTAATTGCAAAAAACAAAAATGAAAATAATGAAATAGAAGTTAGAAAAAAAGTATTAGAAGGTGTAGCATTAAGTGGACAAGGAAGTTCTGTTGCTATTAATTCTACTGAAATTTCTGCTTTTGCATCATTTATGTCTATAGGTAAAATAACAGACTGGGAAAAATATGAAGGGAATGATTAATAATGTCACAAAAAGATTATATGTTACTTGGAAAAATCCTTTGTAAAGGTTCTGGTTTGAGAGTTTTTTTAGAAATCCCATTAACAAAAAAAGATAGTAATGGTATTAAAAAAACAAAAAAATTTAGATATGAAATTGGAAATTTACAACAAATACTAGCTGAAACAAATAGACAAACATCACAAGTTAGAGTAGCTGGAAGAAAAAATCCAGTAGGAAATTCTAGTGGTTTAAGAAACACATATGGAACAATTGTTTTTACTCAATTAGATCAAGGAATGATATTTTCTATGTTTAAGGATATAAGAGAATATAATAGTAAAATTAAACAATTTAAAGTAGCTGATTTAGATGGATTTGGTTTAGAAGATTTTACTATTTTAGAAGAAGATCAAGAATTAATTGGTGGACCAATTGAAAATTTAACAACAGATTTGTTTGAAACTGATTATATAGATTTGCAAGATTTACCACCAGTAGATATAGTTGTTTATGGAACAGCAGACAATATAACTGATGGAGTTTACGAACCTAATAAAACTTATATGTTTAGATGCAATAAAGTTACATTTTTATCAGAAACTTTTGGCATATCTGCTGGAAGTCCTATGCATGATGTTGCAACTAAAGTTCAAATACTTGGTTCTATTGAACCTTGGAGAGAGGTGAAAATAAACTAATGCCTTTGAATAAAGATAATTTTCATAATTATAAAAATAAATCTAAAGAATTTGATACATTTAATGGTACAGAATTAAAGTTTTTTATGAAAGTACCTACAAAATATAACGAATACAATCAAGTGATTAAGTTTGAATTAGTTGAACTTGGACAAGCTTCTTCTTTTTCTTATATAGAACAATATGCAATAGAACCAG